TACAAACCGCTAGAATACGAAACCAAGATTCCGTCGTCGTCTATGCTTAGTACGTCTTGGACTTTTGCCTTAATGCCGCTGAAACTTAAAGACAGTCCGCTTGGTTCGTCAAGTTGGATATGAAGATTACCCAAGGCCCGCCTAGCACGGGTATCCTGTTGCGGAACTCTACCCTTTGATCCGAATCCAATCGCCATTACAGCAATCCTTTTCGTACGCGACCACGCGGCGTCAATGCGGCTACTATGGTTTCAAGCGCCCACGTCTTATTGGAAACAGAATTTGATAGTTTTAATACAAAGGTGTTTCCTGCGATTCGATTGATGACGACATTTCGTCCGGCAATCAAACTACGAGTATACCGTGGAGTAGTCGATCCAATCGCTTTCTGCGGTGTTTCATCAGAATAGATTGTTAGCACAACCTCATTGGAAGAATCGTCTAGAATAGCGACTAATCGGGTCAACAACATATTTTGATCCGGTCCGCCGAGAATGATAGGAGTATACTTCACATACGAGCTAATTGCGGTACTATCGTCAGTTTTGATGGAACCGTCTAAAGTTCTCAGATAACTGTCGAACCCGCCAAGTAAGATCGCCCTGTCGTTTGGGTCGTCGGCATCATACGCAAGAATAGAAAATGGCCCGCAATTGTTCGGATATTGAATCGGCCAGAATCCATCTGTGCGCTGATCCCAAAAATAATGTTTCGTTGTTCCGCTAGTAGCCGGAACGACAAAGATATGCAAGCCGTGCCGGATTGTGTCCCACGTTAATTTTACTGAATAGGTTGATAAATCAATCGCTCCGAATGTTTTATCCAGCCGATTTCTGGAAAGCGGATCAGGTTGCCCGCCAAGAGTAAGTCTCCACACCGTACCCGCCCCAAAGAAATACATAACTCCATTGGGGTCAAGTGCCCAAGCATCCGGTCCGGCAACACCCGTCTGGTTGGTAACATTGTCGATACGCCCATCATTACTTGCCGGATCGCCGCGTAAAAGCCAAACAGTATGGTCGCCGCCAATCATCATTAAGTCGTCGTTAAATGGCGCTAAACAAGTAATTATATCGGGGCACAAACCGGCTTCGGTATCATTACCCGCAACAGCTATCGTAGCTGTAGGAGTTGCTCCGTAATCCCAATTAAGAGGATCACCAAGAGCCGACATAAACCAATTATGTGGATTTTCCTCAAGTCCCGACAGTACAATTCGCCCGCGATAGAGTGCGATTATCTTACAGGCTTTTGTTGGATCGTCGTCTCCAACGGGCAACAGACCGGGCAAGGTTGCAACCCAACTTGACATTGACCGACTGGCCGTATCGTATATTCGATAGTGGGACGCTACGCCGTCACAAAAATACATCTTCCCGAATGCGGCCTGCATCCCGACCCGTCCAGTAGTTGACATTACACCGGCCCCACCAGTAACTATTTGTTTACCGTTTGTTTTATCGCCGTCGTAGATACTTCCACCTGAAACAACTACGATTCTGGATGTTCGCGTTGAACCGGCGGTTTCTGTATTGGATCGAACGACGAAATCGTCAATTTGAATTGGATTCGCGGTGGAGGCCGACCCGCAAATAAATCCGGCTCTTGTATTTTCGGTAAACAACGTAAATTCGCCGAGAAAAGTCGCAACTAAAACGCCGTTCATATAGAGGTAAATATCAGACCCCTGGGTTCTAATTTCTATTCTCGCCTCGTCGGTCATAATCGCCTGATATGGTCCGGGATAATTATCGGAGGCGGTTACAAAACCGTTGATATAGGAGGCATTATTTCCGTTTAATCCGGCTAAAGTACCGGCGGTAAGTTTGTTAAAAAATATATACCAAGCATTGCCGGTATACGGGCTATCTCTGATTATCCACGGATAAAACTCAATGGAATACCCGTTTTTTCCTGCGACATCTATCCGAAAGAGTACACTGAACGATCCAGATATATTCTGACCCGTTAGCGCGGTCCATTTTAACTTAAAACTAATACACAAGTTACCAGTTGGAACGGTTGTTTTTGATACGTGCGTCGAATAAGTATAATCCCCGCTTTTGGAAAATCGAAGCGTATTAGATTTATAGACTGGTTGCATAACGCCAGACGTTGTTGTATCAATTCCTGTATGAAACCAATCATCGGTATTACCGGTAGAATAATGGTCATAATTTAGATTTGCGGTAAAATACACATTTTCCGAACTCGCATGGATAGTATGTACCCCGCTTTGCGATCCAGTAGTTGTTACTCGTCCCGTCGCCCCACCTGTCGTTGCACGAGCCGCCGTATCATATAAATTGTAGGTATTGGTCCCCGTACCACGTAAATAATACGTTGTTCCAGCCACCAGACCCGTTGGTAATGCACCGGTAGTTGTAAACGTACACGGCAACGCCGTGGCGTAAGATGTCCCCAATACTGTCAACACGCAGGGGTTGGCAATTGTCATAGTACAAACAGGTAGAACCTCACTAAATGATCCTGCAAAGCCGGACGAAGCGGTTAAAGTAGTTGCTTGTTTCATGGCCTGAATCGTTTCAGCGACGTTAAAAGCATCTGCGATATACTTGCTAATACCCCATCGCTGACCGCCCCGCAGACGGTCAGCGATAGCGTCGAAAGGAACTACGTTTAGAGCGTCCGGGCTAGTGCCTTCCGGCTGTTTGCCGTAGGCCCAATTTTCATCGAGACCTTTGACCGGAAAGAAAAGCTCTGTCAATTGTGGATCAGCCATGTGTTACCCCAAACTACGATAGCGGTCGGCATCGTTATAACCACGAACGCAACTGGCGTAGATCAGATTCATTCCAAGCAGAATCAATTCAAGACCGCCGGTGGCGGTACAGGTCAACGTCAACCGAATACGATCACCGGCCTTATAGCCGCGACCGCTGAGGTCCAGTACATTCTCCCGAACCTTTGCCGTTGTGACAGAAGCCGTTGCGGATTCGGCCTTCGCCGTACTAACCGTAGTAACGACCGCTGCTCCGGCCCCGTAAATCGACTGAGCCGTGGTAATACCCAGTAATGTGGTATCAGTCGCATGTGCCGCAGAAGGAACCTCATGCAGACGAAGGGCGATCTTATCCACGCCGTCGTCATAATCCTGCGGGATATTAAAGTCCAAGAATGCGGTCTCCGTGGTAGCGAACGAAATCCCGGCCTCAACCCATGTGGGAACATCTCCCGTGACAAGCGGCAAATAATCATTGGACGCTCGCACAGTACCGTGCAAAGAAAGTTCAATTTCCTTCAAAAACGGAGCGGCCACTTCGCCGCTAACAATCCAACTCAACTGTTTCAAAAAATTTCCGGTATTCATAATAAATCTCCTTCTTTACCGCAAATTGATTGCGGCGTTTTAAGGCATTCTTGCATCAGGCCGGCGTATGAAGTCCCGCCAGTCATTCGACTGTTCAATCGGAACAGGTCTCATCAACAAATTCCCCGCTCGTTTTGGAGCAGAGCGATTATTGCGTCGATACGCACCCGGTAAAACCTTCTGTTCGTAATACTGGCTTCTACCGGCCATCATATCTTCGCCGTGCAATTCGGCGTACGCCTCACAAGCCGCCAGGATTGCCTCATCGTACATTTTACCAGCCGGATGCGCGTCATCATCGTCATCCAAAGCGGTAAAATACAATTCGTACGGGAACTCGGCAACCAATAGTTTGGTGGGATGCGGGTATGTCAACAACTCCCATCGGTAGGGCAAAGACCGCATCTTGCGTACTGCCGCCCTCATGGGATAACCAGTCTGTCGTTTGATGTTCTCCCGCAGTCGCCGAATCGAACCTTCCGCCTCCCATGCCAGCGTTATACCGACACAGGTTCCCGCCGCATAGGTAATCTGTCCACTGTATTCCCCGCCAAACGTGGAAGGCAATGTAAAATTTCCATCAGTATACATGTAAAACGTAGCGCCGTTCCCCTCTCCGCTGGCGTCACCTGTTACGACCGCAACGGTCGCGCTCGTAACACTAACTATCGGGTAAGTATGCGCCGTGGACGTAGTAACTACCCATTTCAAAGCATTTAGGTCGGTCTGGAAGATTCCGCTCGTATGCGTAATCAAACACTTATACGTTACGCTGTCGTACACTACCAAATCGTCTGCGGTATACAAATGGGTAGTAACCCACGCGGCCACAAATGAAACACTGTGTCCCGCCATTTCATCGTAGAAAATGTCTCCACTGGCAGTAATCGTACTCTGTTCATCTTCCGCGCTATAATCAGGAGCGCCGCTAGTCAAGCGACTCGCCGTGGACCACAGATTAACAGACGCGGTTGGATGTAGGAAATTCCAACCTTCGGGCGGCGCGTCGTTCAGGAACATACGAATCCCGCCGTTCACCAAGTCTTTAACCCGTTGAAGCGTGGGAGTATCAGTAGGCGGCTGAGCAACCTCAGCACCACCGACGCCATAATAGGCAACGCCCAATTGAATGGCGAGATGCGTTTGAAGGTCAGCAAATGTCAATCCATCTTCCGCCATGATTACTTACCTTTCACGACGCCCTTGATGTTGCCTTTATTCTCAGACGCATAGAAAACACTCTCGGCCCGTTTGCGACTAAAACCGCGTTTCTTTTGATAATATTTCATCATCGCCTCTTTGATTTTTTCACCCTTTGCTGTCAGAGGCATAATTATTCTCCCTGGCCCCGCCGGGGCGAGATCGGCCTTTGGGCATCCGTATTGTGGCCGAAGCCTAATTGCGGATCATCTCGCCCCGGTTAGGCATTAAAACTTACGGACTGATCTGCAACATAATGAACGGAGGACCGGCTTCCGTGGACGCATCTCGCTGGATAATCGTCCCCGCTCGCTGCCACCCGCTCTCGACCGTAGCAGCTTCCCCGCCATAAATCGAACCGTCGCCAACAAAGAACACATCACGATCCCTGGAAGTATATCCGGGCTGATGTGCAGCGCCAGGAGTACCGCTGGGGGTAATCCATAGCGGCCCCCAAGTCTGCAACCAGAAATACTGACCAGACGTAGCAGACACCGTAGGCACGCCACCAAATGACATAAATCCATCACTTAGGGCTGCCGCTGGATTTCCGTACATATTGGCGTACGGATTGGGCAGAATCTCAATATAGGTTGTACCCGCCGTAACAGCCGTCACCAACGGGGCGTCCAGAAACACTGTGATCGCAGTAATCGCGCCAGAAGCACCGGCGGTATTACCTACAATTCCACGGTTCTGCGGGCTAGAACTCTGATTGCCAATCACGATATAACCACCCGCGAGTTCGTCGGCAGCAATTACACCGTCGGCTGCAACGCCACTGGTTGTCTTAGTTGAGACGGTTAGAGTGGCGTCACCAACTGCACCCGCGCTAAGAACGACTCCCGTAAGTGCAACCTGTGCAGGGGCCAAATCAGAAACATTCACACGCGGGTAAAAACCCGCACCGTATCCTGACTTCACCAATGAGTTGGCGTTAATGGCCGTAGAGAGAACCGTCGAAAGACGGAAAACTCTAGAATCAGGGAGCGCAACCCTGTCTCCGATATTACGGCCAGCGGGTTTTACCGTGGACGCCTTATAGAGAAAGTTCCAACTCGGTCCACCAACATTTCCCTCAATTAACCCAACGGTAGAGTCTAGAAAAGTTGATCTAATCTTACTTTTAGCCATTGCTTGTTCTCCTTTCGTTTAGGCCGACGTGACCTTATGCAGCACAAATCCCGCCGTCCTACGATTAAGACACAGTATGCAGCAACGACCATCGACGTAGACCACCAATACAGTATGCTGCATCGGACTCTGCATTGGGTCTTTCTCCTTCATCCAATAACCATCCTGGACGACCGCCTTCATTTTCGCCCAATCAACCGCATAAATCGGATCAACACTATCGGTATCCAGATAGGGCACGTATACAAGGGAATGCCCGTTAATACGCGGATTGCCAACTTGATCTGTACGGACTCTAACTCCACCCATCAAATCCTCCGGGGTGTGGTTGTCGTCTCGTTTGTCGGCGAGATCGCAAAGACTGTCGTACACATTACCATTTGTATATACCGCCCGGTCCGTCTCCGCATCTTGGCCAGGATTCGTAATAAATCGAGGCGGGAAGAACTGCGTAGTACGGAACGCAGTACGGAATTTCTTGAGCAACGCATTGTCAACTGTGGTATACACATCGGCGTAGTTCTTCCACTTCGTTTCGACATGCGCGTCCAGACCAGCGCACACTGTACTGGTAGTGGCATCGCCGTAGCGAATCGTTTCTCCACTGAATCCGCCAGTAGTAATCGCTGTATTCAACTTATTCAAATAGTACGGAATCCCGTAGGGATACAGTACATCCGTCGGATTAGTGGGAGTAGACCAGAATCGCTCCTCAACCAAATCCGCCCACGCCCACAAAGCATCATTAACGCGGGTTTTAATCAAACTGATATATGCCTTCGCGGAGTTCATCTGCGTCAGCAACTCAACTTCGTCCCACGCATATTGCGTAGAAAGCTGAGTCCAGGGAATATCAATCTGTTTGTGGACATAATCCACATTCACGGTATCCGTATCAAACATCTGACGGAACCGAGCCTGTCCCGTGTGGCTCAACACGACATTACGTTTCACCGATGTACCGCCGTCAATGACGGTTTTCTTCTCATCAAAAATCTGAGCAGCGATGTAACGCTGATACGTCCACATCACTTCAAACCGATTTTTGGGGAGATCGGGCAACGTAGTGCGTACCATATCAGCATGATCGGCCATTGAAACGCCCATTGTTTATCTCCTTGTTATCTACTACGTAACGCAGCTAACCGCTGTTCGGTTCGCCGCTCTAATTCCTCGTCCGAAACCGGTTCATTAGACGCCATTGTTTTAGCCGCCGATAACGCGGTCTCCTTGGAACTTTGAAGTGTTTTTGTTCGTTTTTGCAAACTCTCACGAATTTGCGACCGCACAGTTTCCTCGATCTGCCCGTGTGACAGATGCGAGTGAGCGCGTTCAAGTGCGTCGTGAACGGACAATCGCTTCCCGTGTTCCAAAGCCCCACGAATAATAATATCGGCCTCCTCAAACAATTTCATACGAGTTTCAACCTGTGTCGGCGTCAATGTTTTCACCTCAGTACCATACGTATCCCTAAACGATTTCATCTCATCACTGAGAAGATAAGATTGTGTTTGATTGAACAGCGCTTCTTGGTTGGCGTCCTGTGCCACATTTTCAACCTGACTAAACTTTTCGGATGCTTTGTTGATCTTATCAATTGCCTCATTCAGACGCGGAACCAATTGATTAACAAGATCATCATTACCGTATCTTTCGATTATCGCCTTTGCATCCAAAGGTTTCAACTCGGTTGCTTCGGACTCCGCATTCTTATCATCGACCGCTTTACCGGCCCCAACTAACCGTCTGCCGCGTTCCGACCAAAGAGCGTTATCCGCCTGCCAACTATTAAAGATTCCCTCAAACCGAGTCTCGGCCTCTTTTGGACTAAGTTCCAGATAATGGTCGATTTCCTCGGTTGACCAACCGCGAGCTAATGCGGCTCGACGATAACTTGCTGGAAGGGTTGAAGATTCAGGCTTAACTGCCGCCCCGATCTGTACGGGTTTTTCTTGTTCTGCCACCGTTTGCACAGACTTTTCTTGCGGCACATCTGTTTCCACAGCTTCCGCCGGTTTCATATCCGTTTTGCTCGTTTCACCACGTAGTGCCGTCAACTTCGTTTCAACTGCCTGTTCAACAGAGGTAGAAACCGCTGCTTCTGTCTGTTGCTTCGTCTTTTCATCTTCTGCCATGATATACTCTCCTATACTCACCGGCTGTCGCCGCATAATTGCGACGAGGTAGGGGTTTGCCTAGTTGTACGCATTTACATCTTTCCAACCACGAGCCTTCAAATAGGCCCGCTTCTGCGATAGACTTCGTAAGATCGGACGGGCGAATCGCCCCTCGACCTGCAAGTCTACGTCTGGATGACGTTCTCTGTGCACATTAACATCGAGTGCATCAAACGCCATCGAATCCGAGACTATGGGTTCACTGTAATCTCCACGGACAGAACCATGTTCCGCCTGATAATCGCGTTCCATCTGTGTTTCACAGTCGCATATCTCAGGTAAATGATACTGCACCATCGGTCGGGAAACTTCCCGACTCGCCCCACAATTTGGACATCTAAATATGTAATAAATCATCTTGAATACCCCAACCGAGCTATCCGCTGCAAAGCAATATTCGCGGCCCGACGGTAATTCCTCGCTGCTTCGGAATTCTTTGCAGTATCCATCTTAGCCGCCAAATCTTCAAGTTCTTTGATCCGCTTCTTGAGATAGACCAACTTATCTTCCGAGTTAGCCTGCACCCCCCGTAGATTGACGGTTGTTTTTTGTTCTAATGCCGCCGCACGTTTTGCCGGATCAGAAAGTGCCTCTATTTCGTCGGCCTGCTGCTGACTAGTAAGACCGCGACCGCCCACTCCGAAACGCCCATAATCACTGATAGGCATAATATTTACTCCCTAACCGGCAGGACAGCCTGCCCTTCATTCGCACCAACCTGTGCCGTTTGTCGCATCCGCGTATCTTCCGAAGGGCTAGTACGCCCAACAACCGCGCCCCTGTTCTGTTGCGTTGCGGATGAACCGACTACGCCCTTCTGCGGTTGCGGACCCATTTGAACCAACCGCATTGTATAGGCCAGTAATTCGGGGTCTTGGAAAATCTCGTCGATCCATTCAAACCCCAGAAACTTTGCTGCTCGGGTCAAAAATGCTCTGAAACTAAATGGCTGACCAATTTGCGCCATCATCTGCGAGGCTTGTGCCGCTGCGGGAATAAGTCGAACCGCCAACATTTCCAATTGCTGCAATCGAACAGTCCAATTAACGGGGGCCATTGACTGCTGCTCAATCTCGAATGCAAAATCGAGAAAATCGCCGTTTCGTACTTCCGGCGTGAGAAATACCTGAGTCTCATTCGCTTTAGGCGGTTGAACCATTGTAAGAATGCCGTCAATCAAGCCGTATTGCGCCGGAACAATATCTCGCTTTATAAGCGGCAACCGAATCAAAGGATCGGTGTGCAAATACCACGCACAATTTCGCAGAACCGTTGTAGCCGCCGCATATACACGGTCAGCCATATACGTAATACCCGTCGAGGCATTTTGCTGCAATATGTTCGCTACGGTTGCAACATTAGTATTTACGTCGGTTCCACCGGCCAAATTGACATTTCCCGACATACGATTAAACCACAAGTCAATTTCGGCCAAAACCCTCTCATTAACCGGATTTGCCCCCGCGAACGAGAACATCTTTGCTGCTTCGGGGTTATCCATCTTAACTGCATCAAGATTTTTAGCGTTTACGATTTCTTGCGCGTCGTCTGCAAATTGAGATTGGTATCCAAGGATGTCTTTTTGCGCCTCGGCCTGATCCAGTGTTTTTTTGCCGATTCGATTTGCCATAACATGAAGATCGTGCCAAATGCCCGCCAGAGCGACAGGAATTGGATTATCGGGTACATCCGGCGTTAATGATAGAAAAACGTATGGACCGGTATTTGGCCCATAGTAATCTTCTTCTCGCAAATACGCTTGTGGTTCGCTGCCTTTGTATGGTAGAGTAACAATAGCATTCGCCGCAGGAAGCCAAAGTTCCAATAGGTCAATATAGTCGTGCAATTTCGCTACCTGTTGAACCGCCGTATTTGATGAGGATAAATTGCGAACCTCTTTTTGCAATCCCGGTTCATTGTCCAAAATAGACGGTAGACGCTCAATTACGGCATTGTCATACACTCCTGAATCCATCAATAACCGGCGTTCGACCCGAATCCTTTCACCGATAAACCCCGTACCCGCCGGTTCAAGCGTTTTTGCGGTTGGATCGAAAGTAAAGTTATCGAGACTCACATTTTCCACGAACAACTGACCCGGATCAACTGGAGATTCGCCGAAATAAACCAGTGAATCCGAGGTCGATAGACCGATCTTAAAAATTCCCATCGTAAAAAAGGCATCAACTAATCCTCTTTGTAGGATAGTTGGTAACGCAATCTTTTTTGACAATTGATTTAAAGCAAGTGCCAGAAGTTCGGCATACTGTCGATAGATTAAATATTCAGTTTCAACAGTCGCCTTCGGATGTCGGGCGACCAGACTAGGAACAAGCGCCCGTACAGCATTGAAGGCATAGTTTAGCGGTTCGCTTCCAACAAGTCCGTATTCTCGGTCGTAGTATTGTCCGCAGAATGCGCGAATGAACAGCAATCGGGCAGCACGGAAATTCCGTAGCCGCTTGAAACCATCTTCGGCGCTCTTGCGGAGTACCTGCGGGCTGTAATCCATTATATTGCTCCACGGAAATCAAACACACGATTTTCTTTCCGCTCTTTTTCTTGTTTCTGCCAACTTTCGTACCGATGGGCGAATGAATTAACCGGCGGTCGTATCGGCTGAACCGTTTTCATTATCGACGCGCCAAATCCCATATTAAGTAGAGCATCAGCAATCACTCTGTCGCCGTGGGTTTTCCTAGCGGACTCACTTTCCATCTGTAAGAACGCCGGACCAATCTGCCCGCCCTCAAAGTAAACATAAGATTCGGCCTCTCGTAGAGCGTCCTCGGAGGGATTCGGGAATGTCCCCTGAGCCAATGCCCGACGATAATCCCCAAGCAATTCAGCTTTTTTTTCTGCCGTACTATGCCAACCGTAACTGCGAGAATGTCCCAATCGAATGCTTCGAGCAGGAGGTCTGTCGATAAAAACACTCGGATAGTGAAAATCTTTTATAATCGCACGACCAAAATAGATTCCTGGATCACCGTTCGACTCCCATATCATCAACGGACGCTGCCCGCGATTCGCCCCACCAAACCACAGGGCCGAAGCAACGGCAATCATTGCAAACTCATGGGGGGCAAACATAGCACTTGCCCACTCCGCAATCTTTTTTCGCGTCTCCTTGCAACCGACAGAAATAACTGAATTACTTGCTCCCATGCCCTTACCAATATCAATACCAAATATGTAGTTTAATGACTGGTCGGGTCGCCCGTCCACCAACGACATCCAAAACTTCCACGCTCCATTAGGTATACGTCGAACTTCAACTGCTTCATAGACGTTCCGACGAATAATATCTTGTATTTTCATCGGGGAAATGTCGCGTTTAAATGTGAGATGAAATCCCGACAGTTCCGGCGGCTTAGCGAAAGTTTGAATACATTGTTGAATAGTAATCTTCTCAAAAAAGGTCTCGCCCGATCCGATATGGTCAATATCAACTTCTATGGCAAGTTCCTTCGGGGTTCTGATTTTCGCTTCATTATCGTACCAAGGAGAACGAAGTTTAACGACTCCGGTACTGTCGTCCTTTAACGAATACAATCCCTGTGCCTTTTCAGGGTGTTGCGTCCACGACAAGGTAATAACTTTAATCGCCCCGTCAAAACGCCATTTGGAAAACGTCGTACCCGCCCCATTCGGCGTACTTGTCGGTAATCGACATGCTGTAACATCGCGTGTTGACCGCTTGATACTTTCGCACTCCTGAATCTTTGCCGCTTCATCGATCAGAATCGCGGTACGTCGGTCAGAGGAACCAGCAGATATGTTGGCTGACTCACCGTCAATACGCGAATTATTCGCAAGGTTTGTCAAATGTAATGTAGTCCGGCTATACGGCGGAATCATCCATCGTGGGAGATGGTATTGGAAATAATCAAGTTTTCCAAAAAGCGTACCGGGGTCGGCCAACTGGCCCGTGCTTTTACGACCGGGCGAATCCACCGCATCTTCCTTACGAGAAATCATCAGAAACGACCTATCAGGCATAAATAACCACTGATGATACAGTACAACCAGATGATTCCACGTACTTCCGACATCACGAGACTTATCCGTTAAAAGATCATATCCCTCTAAGATCGCTCTTTCGACTTCCTTGATATGTTCGTCCTGCATGGGCCACGTTATCCATGCCACATGAGATTCCGCTGATGTGCACTGGTGCGCGATTCCATCAGGTTTGATACTGAACAACCGATACGTCCAACCAAAGGTATTGGTCCACCACAATATGCTCATACTGGCGGCGGTATAAAGTTCCTGTCGAAATCTACTGTCCTTCTCCGCGACATCAAGTAAATGCCTGCGATATTCCAGGTTTTTCAACGGTTCTTTTGGTACAATTAAATTCGTTACGGGACAACGCCAAATCGGCGGTTGATCCAAATATCGCCGTCTAATATCGTCAACTGTCAATGTCGTTTCGCTACTCATAGTTCTTCGGGAAGTGGAATAGAAACTGGTTTAACGATCTTTCGTACAATGTGCGAAAAACCCGGTGAAACCATCACTTGATGGTATTTCCCGTACCGCACCGCGCATGTATTACAAACAGTTGGAAACTCTGCATCAAAGGCCGTTGCTATTTGACCCACGTTGCAGATTTCACATTTCTTCAATTGCGTCGGTATCAGTTTCAACATCTGATTTTTTTGTCATCGCGTTAATTCGATCTTTAATCATTGAGTCTAATCTGCTCAACACAGATATACCGTGCTCATCTTTTTCGTCGGCCAGTGCGGGTTTGCCCTCGCGCCGCTCTAGAATAATCTGCTGCGCCCGTTGGTCAGGAGAATACACTCGCTGACCAATAGTCTGGCCATCCGGACCTCGAATAGTCTCAACGAATCCCAATGCCTGACGCCATAACATGCGCGCCAGCATTTCGTCGTTAGTCCGAGGTTGAATTGTGCCGTCAACCCCCATACCGGATTCAGGGTTGATCTCACCGCCGATGCGTTCCAACCACTCGCTTAATGCTTTAGACTTTGCCATTTATGCGGAAACCACAAAACCTTCAATGATACAGACGTTTCGTTTAGCGGAAGCACTAACACCAAAAAACTTCGGTACGACACCCTGCGGGCAAACAAACGGACTCTGGTAATGATGTTCGTCCCCACCGTTTACGGCAAGATTTCCAATGCGCAGGCGTCTACCGGCAGCGTCGGAATTCGCCACAACAGCGTAATCTCCACCGGCTTCGATCTGAACGAAGATGTCCGTAACATGCAAATATTCGGTCGCGGCCAGTGTGTACACTGTAACTGATCCCGCACTATAGAGAATCACCTCGATACCGCCGCTGGCGTCACCATCAATATATGCCTCACCGTGAACAGGAATACCCCTATTAGACATTATCCGTCTCCTTTGAAGAAGTCCAAAACCACCTAGTAAACCGAGACCATAGGGACGTAGATGCCACTTCGGCCTCAATTGACGGCAATTTATCCATTATCTCCGTTGAACAGATCAACTTCTTATCGGCGATTTCTTTCGCAAATTCATCCGGCGTACCAAGTAACATTATCTTTCTTGCGGAACAAACATAAAATATGTTCCCCGATTCCGCGATTTTGAATGTACTCACGATGGTTCCATCATGGACCAGTACGGACTGCCCCGGTTTTAACGTACATTTACGAATCTCCGCAGTTGTTATCGGGACTATATCCATTGTTCCACCTTTTGGTTAATTGTATCCCACATCCCAACCATAATCAGCCGCCAGACTAATCGCCGCCGCCAACCCATCCTCTCCTGGGGGAGAATTACCGGTATCCCCAAGATACGCCGTACCGAGTAAAATAGGCCCCCCGGAGGCATTCGATAAAAGCCGAATAAAAATGTCATCGACGGCATTTTGCGTCAGTTGATTGATGGATAAGTCTACCAAATACAACTTGGTATTGGTTGAGATGTCTAATGCGGGCAACGCGCATTCGGAGGCAGAAAGTTGTGTCAACACAATGTCGCCGGTAAGATTAAGCGAAGCTAGACCAGGGTTGGAATAGCAAGAAATCTTCCATAAACCCGTTTTTCCAGACACATCCAACGAAGTCAATTGATTGGTAGCGCATGAAAATAAATAAAGTACACTAAGCGAAGAAACATCTATTGTCGTTAGTCCGTTATGCGAATACAGAAGTAGTGTTAGAAGAATGTTCTTTGACACGTCAAGCACGGTTATTACATTGTCGGTTGCAGTTAAACTGGCTAGAGCCGTGGCGACTCCCGCGGTCAATAAATTAACATTATCCGATGCGCAATTGAACCCGACAACTTTGCTCCAATCGGTACATGCAATCTTATATATCCCGACCTGATCGAAGTTACTCCCGGCGGGGGCTTTGCCAGTAAATGTGGACACTCCGTCTGGTTTCGTCCAAATAAGATCACTGTCGCCTAAAGCCGCCGCAGTAATCACCGGATCAATCGCAGTCGTACTAGTAATGCCAAATGACATCGTGGTCTCCGGGGCAACCGCCGTTATGCCGCCGAAGAATCCGTTGCCGATAATTTGACAGAAATCAAGTGTCATTGTACCAGCAACCTATCAATCTTGCACACCGCTGCTCGTACTAGACAATATAGGTCTATAACCCCATCGTCCTCTTTAGCATCCGTCAAATTATCGCACCATGCGCGAATGATGATATGCTCGTCAGTCGCTTCCACCAACTCACCATACACACGGGCTATTACCAATGTCCTGCTGCCCTGACAGTGATCCAGCACCGTCACTCGCACCGGTTCTCCGATATACTCGCCGATTTCGCTCATGTTAATCATAACTTAAACTGTTTCCGTGCGGCTCGCACTTCGGATGCCGTCCACTGTTTCGACAGCACCCCCCAGTCCAATATAGCCTTCGCCACCCGCCGTAGTCGATGCGGAGGCACATCAATAATCTGATCCTCCTCTATCGGCAGCGACAACAGAAAGTCCATTGCTTCCGAACACGCAAACTCAGCCGCTACCAGACGTTTATTCGTTGGCATATAACACCCTATTTGTCTAGGTCCATCGCACCCCATATATGTTCGTTGCTGTCCCGGCGACGACGTCTCTCATCACACCTCATAGCGCTGCTCCCTCCATCAGTGCCCGCACCGCCGACGCCGGGGCAGCCAGCACCGTTGAGTCCATCAACTGCCCCCGCTCACGCCCGTACCGCGACACCACACCCACCGCGCACCCGTCATCACGCACCACCGGCCCCCCGCTACATCCCGGCCATCCACCGGCGTTATACGCGACATATCCATCCCAGTCCGCGCTGATTACCCATCCTACGTACTCGGCCATCGTGGGTTCGTGCCCGCTGACCTGCACCCACCCGTAGGTCATTATACGTTCACCCTGAACGGCATCGGCCAGTTGCCATATCCGATAGACGCGCCCGTGTTTTGGTACGCGGACCAAAGCGACATCGGCGCTGCTATTCTCCGCAATAACCGTGCTCAATTCACCTTCAACCAGGATTACCCCGACGTGCACACAATGGGCCGCTGTCGCCACGATCCAACTATCGGTGGTCTCAGCGACTACGAAACCGCTTCCTTGGTGCAGGAGGGAGTTAATCTGGAGAACTTGGGTAGGATGGGAACAACTTAAGGATAGCAGGGCTAAAACGTAGAATACGTATCTCATCCGATTCTCCTACTCGTCTCATTATACCACAGTTACCTATCTTTGTCAACCCCTAAAATCGGAATAGACGCAAATATAAACGCTAACGCGGTTTACAAGCGGATACATATCCCTTTACAAGCGTGTTATAAAGAATTTTATTGGAACGGGGCAAATTGTGGAAGTCCTAAAGATGGAGTCCCTTGGTGGACACCCAACAGAGGGGTCATACTCCGGGGGCAAGTTACCTATCCTATCATGCTGCCCCGCCCCTCTACTCACTTGTCACGGCGGCTACATACTGTCCTTATCTCACTAGGGAAGCATACGACACAATCCCCCGCAAAGCAAGTCAAACAATATTTTTTTTTTCCTCTTGACAACGGGCAATCGGTGTCGTATCCTTCCATCATAGTAACAGACCGGATGTTCCGGTCCTGACAACCTAATAGTGGAGGAATGACAATGTGCAACGGTACTGATCTTCGATGGGTTTGCCCCGAATGCGGCCACGTCCTGACAACGGAAGATTGGCCGTATGCGACCTTGGCAAGATGTGGTCCGCCCGTGTGTTTGTGTGATGCAGACATGGAGCTACGAAAGGTTGCAAATACCCCGAAATTAGAAAACTGAATCTTCCTCCGCAAGCCCCGCCAACATATCTATCCCGGCGGGGCTTGTTTGTTTTTTTTGATAGAAGTTACCGTACTTATCCGGAGTCGAATCCAGGGCATGGACTCAACCG